GTCAGTGTCTGAACGATCTGAGTCTGGATTTTCTTTTTCATTTTCTAGTCCTCGTTTATACTCGGCTACATACCAATTCCATACTGCAAAAAAGAAATTGATTAGCATAAATCCAAGCTGATGAGTCATTGCGCAGAACAACGATGCAAACAATGATAATGCGCAGCAGAAGTAATTGATCTTATAAGAGAAGCCTTTCATCGGTGGTAGTCTCCTTCCGTTGCATGTTTGATCTCATGAGCCAATACTAATGGATCATGGATACACCAAATTGTATTTGTACCATAACTATAGAATCCGGCAACTCTAACACCGCCTGGATCAAGTTTTTGATACTCTTCATTTACCTTATCCATTGAGGCAATATTAATGGAAAGCACATGTCCCACTGGGATATCATTAATCGTCTTGTGCCTTGTCTCATTAAAATTATAATATCTATCTGGAACAGTTTCAGCTACGATCCTTGGTGTTCTAATCAAATGAACTACGTACGGAAGCATCACCAACTGTCCAACCAGAATGCCCAACAAGAAAGGTCTAAGTTTCATAATTATATCCTCGTTCTTCCATCGATATTATCGATCTCTTCGAGCACTCTAAACAAGTGCTTACGATCGACCGGTTTATTGTCCAGCAATTGAAACATGAATCCCTTAAAATGAGAAGGGACATTCTCGTTAACCCAGAAAGCGAAGTCTCTCCGTATAACATTCTTAGGAGACTCGCTATATAAAGTATAACACGTTTTCTCCAACTCTGCAACTCTTTTCTGGAAATGATCAATCTTATCTAGTACATCTTGGACGTATTCTTCAGGGGCTAGAGTAGCTAAGTTTGATGCCGTTCCATCAGCTACAGCCTGTAATATGTTCCGATCGCTTAGATGACTTATAAAGCGATGAGCTGCAAGGTAAGCACTTCCTTTGACCTTGACCATAAGATCATCCTCAAACCTGAGTACGAAGCCTTCTTCAAGCACGGGAAGATCCTTCGCAGTGGACAGAAGGGAATCTAGGGAATTAAAGGGATATCTCTTAAATGTAGGAACACCAAGCATCCCAGCAATCTTATCTACTTCATTAAAGCTTGCAAGCTGGCCAGAGATATGATCGCGATAGCCAATGAGATACAAACCCTCTTCGTAACCCTTCTTTCTATAATCCACCACAATTTGAAATCGTTTCGAGATGAGCTCAAATACGAGAGTACCTCTGCTCATGTAACGTTCTGCATTAAGAAGGAATTGAGGGGATAATGGTAACGCGTTAGCATATTGACCATGTTCTGAATCCAACGAGCCTTTAGTTGTAAGCATCAGCTTGTTCGTATTTGGATCACGGAACATAATGATCATCGAACCATCTAGCTTCTCGCTTGTATCAAAATGGCCCAAAGTCTCGAGTTTATCATATTTCGTCTCAGGCATTTGATCTAGGTTGAAAAATTTGTTGAACGGCCATGCCAAGACACGTTGATTTTTCATGTCTAGGATCAATCCACGGCACATTCGATTAAAGGTATTCCACAGGTTATCGTACTGAACTGCATCCATATAATGCAGCATCACGACATCTGGGAATTTAGGGGATTGAATGACATAGACGTTGTTATGTTGAGCATGCTGTTTCAGCTTCTCAAGATCCCACAGCTCATGCATCTTTATATACTGCGCTGGATTCATTTCTTTCCCTTATTAGCTAGCATTTCTTTCTTCTTACTTAAGATCGAGATATAATCAATGTTCCCAGTTGTTTCCAATTGGATACTGATGGTTGTAATACCCTTGCGAGTCCTTCGATCTTGTACACGCTTAATAAGGTACGGTGCTTTATAGGTTCCAACCTTAACTATAATAGGATAGTCATTGAATTCAGAATCTTCGAGTTTAAACCAAGTTGACTTCTTCTTAAGGATAACCTCTATAAATTCAGCTCGAACGTTACGCAGCTTCAGCCATTTCTTAAGCTTAGCCTTGGTTGGTTCTGAACCAGATTTACCAGACGTTTTCTGACCAGTAACAGCATCAATAATCTCAACCCTTACTTTAGCTACAGGGAATTTCTTCTTAGATCGATAGCCATAAGGAGGTCGTCCGTACGGTACAGCATTCATCCACTTTCTGGACGCCAATTGCACAAATGTCTTTTGGATTCTAGTTAAACTCATTATTTGCTCCCCTGATCCAACGCTTCATCTACTTTGTCTGAGATTTTCTGTGTCACGTTCTCTACAACCTGTGCCTTAATCTCATCCTTCAAATCTTCTGTTTCAACTGAGTCAAACAAATGACCAACCTCTACAGAATGCTTAACCTTCTTATTAAGCTTACGCTTACCTCGTTTCTTCTTAGCCGTATTAGAGGTAGTAATAAGAGCAACGGCCTTTTCTTTATCATTCTGCTTCTTCTTACGAGCATACCACCACGTAGCTAAACCTGTTCCACCAATCTTACCAATTGTATATATGATATAGGGAATCAGTTTTGTGTAATCATGAACACCAGTATGCCACGTTTCCCAAAATTGAATTAGAACACCAAACAGAAAGATATACATGAAAAAGTCTATGACCTGATTCAACGTACTGTACATGATCGTAGACCAAACTTTGAGGCGGCTAGAAACTAAGCGTTCTAATGTCTCAATGTACCATTCAATGATACCGATAAACAAGAATAAGATAGACAACCAGAATGTTGACATACTACTCCTTTACGACATTTACCCCTGCAATATTGCGTGGACAATCTCTTTATGCTTCAAATACAGTCTCCAGTATTTCGCAATCAGTTGTCCTCGTTTATTTACAACGTAACCGTTGTATGCAATAACTGTCTTTCTAAAATCCTGCCGCTTCTGATACTTATCTCGCATGATGATCATTGAGTATTTGGTATTCAAATCAATGCCATACATCCGTTCCCATGACTTTTCACTCTTAACGTGAATCTTCATGATCTGAAAAATCCCACGTTCACCTGATGTTCCAATTTCGAACTGATGGAAATCAGATTCAAGCATCGCAATTGCTATAAAGTCTTCCCTAGTAAACGGACCATTAGGGAAGTACTTTGGTAAATATTGATCGATCGATCGCAATACATGCTCAATCACGCGTAAATCAGGGACAACTCTTTCATCTCCCCGTTTTACCATGACTTTGTAGTACGATTGAATCTTTAGTGCTTCCGCCTTGTACACATCTTTGGGCAACTCGACTGGGGTACATACTGATTGAATTCCTACTAACATCATGACAATGCTGAGTAGTCTTTTCATTATGTCCTCCTTTACTTCAATGGCTTCGGATAACACTTCATGTGTCTGACGTATTGTCCGATCTGTCTCCAACTTTCTCGTGGTGCCTTAAAGAAATTGATCTGCTTGTTGCACACGTAGCAATTCTGATACCACTTCTCACCTGTTGCCGTTAAACCTGGATTCGACTGAGCAGCGTTGAAATTGTGTTCAGCCATTGTTTATCTCCCTATATAATTATAACAGATATTTGCGCTCTTGTCAACCCCCTATTTTTGGTTGATTTATAGAGCTGTTTCGACCGTTGCGAGAGCCTTAAGTTTCCTCAGTACCTCAATGGACATCCAGGTATCACCTTTAGCCGTGTGAGGGACATTTGTTATAGTAGATATACCGAAATGAGTAGCTATCTCGGATAAAGAACCTGCTAAATCTCGTGAAACCAATCCTATCAGTTTAAAGAACTGAATAACGCTTGAGATATCAAGCACCCTATAGGAGACAAACTGATTAAACGTCTTGTTAAGTAGATGCCTTTTGACAAACTGAATGTCAAAGAAGATCCCCTGACCTAAAGGGGTAAGCTTGGTTGTCCCATTTGGGGCATGTTCTTTTAGGAAGTTATAGAGCATCGTTCCAGCTTTGCTCTCAGTGATTGCCACCTTATCGTGGGCTATAATGTCAATCTTATTGACTTCCAGGGCTTGAGCTGTGAGCACATAATTGCCATCATCTGGCTTAACTAGAAGCTCGAGCTCACCGTAGACCGTTTTGAGGTCTTCATCAATGACCACAAAATAAGCTGAGAGCAGGGAATGCTCTGCTTCAACCCCACCAGACTCAACATCAAACGCTAGGTATTTCATTATGGCCTATATTCTTCTTTATCGTTGAGAAGTTCTTCAAGCTCTTCTAGGACAGTCTGGCTATATACTTCTTCCTTCTTATCCTCATTAGCCTTCACTTTTGGATCGTTCATTATTCCTCCGTGTTACGTAGTTGCTTCTCCAACCATGTTCTCACTTGAGTTTCCAACAGTATAAATCCGTGTTCATCAAAGGTAGCTATAAACTCCCTCTTAAACTCCTGATGATATGTCTTTGTAAGCTCAGCATCACCTGTAATATCATATAGGATAGCAGCTGCTGTCTGAGATGGTCCTGAACCAAAATAACCCCACTCTGGACGATCTGCATCATAATCATGCACAACGGTCTTTGAAGGGTTGATATCTAGTACCCTCTCATCAACAAATACAACTGGAAAATATCCAGGCATTGTACGAATGCCTCTATAAAGTTTCATTCAGGGCTTCCCTTACTTGCTTTTCAAACATGATATAGTTACAAACTGGGCAAGCATACGTTCTAGAGTATGCTTTTTCCAGACGTACTTTTCTGCATCGTGGGCAAAGGATGTTGTACAGCTCAGGATTATGACCAGCTGGATCATAAGCTGTGCATGGACATTGCGATACGGTACAAACCTGAGTATCTGTTTCAGAATGCTCAGCGTGCGTATGTTTACATTCACAATCTAGCTTTCTCATTATTTGTTCTCCTTAAGCTTATTTTCAGCAACCCATTCTAAAAATTCTAGGTTATCTTTGGGGATAAATCGCTTACAATTACAGCATTTATATTCCCCAGTAACCTTTATAGAAGCGTCAACACATTTGCCATTATTAGGCTTCACAAATGAGTGAGCAATCATCATATGCCCACATTTTCTACACATGCTAAGCGCTCTTTCAAATCGTCTAACCTCTTCGCTATCTGGATTATTGCCCATAATAAAGCACGATGTTAAATTCCGCACCATCTAGTCCATCATAAATCGTAACATGAACGTTCAAATTCTCATCCAGGACCAAATTCGCGTAGCGCCTTAAAATATTGTTCTTAATAAGGATACCAAGAACACGAACCATAGCTGACTTGATATTCTTTTCAGTCGCTGAAAATGAAGTAAACATCAGCTCTTGTTCAAGCAGCTGATCTAGCATTAAGGCGTAAGTTTCTTTACTGTACTTTGCCATTACTTAGCCCCTAATTTTTCCTTAATAGCTTTCGTGTTCTCAGCAGTTGCCGCAGTATTGATCTGAATTTGATTCAGCACTGTGATAGCTTCACGAAGCAACCCTTTATAGGTATTGTCTTCTTTTGCATCCGCGAATGGAATAGTACACCATCCGACAATGATACCCAGAAGTATAGCCAACATGAATCGTATATTCATTACAATCTCCTAATTATAACTGCTCTGGCGTTACAACTGGCAATTCAACTTTGACAGCTTGAGCAGCTTTGATACCAGCGCTAATCGCAGCTTTGTGAGCAGCAGTTTTCTTACGACCCTTCAATGCTTCGCTAATAGCTTGAGCATGTTCAGGTGTAAAAAGCTTGCCTGCTTTCGCAGCGGCAATCTTCGCCTTTGTTTCGGGTGAATGTGCTTGACCTTTACGCATTTTGTTTATCTCCTTTAAAACGAATCTATTTTGTGTCCGTCAAAAATCTACAAACTACATCGCCTTGTAACTGAATCGTGCCTCGGCCATAATCATCCAAGAAGATCGTACCATCGTCATCTTGATACATGAAGAGCCCAGAATACTCCTTATTAAAGCCTTCCAAGTGGCAAGCAACTGGAGGATTGCCAACGATATTCACTGGTTCTTTATCCTGAGTGAAGAGCAGGTTATCATGCGTCCTCACATACTGAATGCTCGTACAGCTTGATAGCATCAATGGAGCTAACAGTAACAGATACTTAATCTTGTTCATATTCCTCACCCTCCAATTTTAGACTTTTACGTGGAAAACAAACAATAACCCGTCTATCTTTTCCGTAGTTCTCACGACACGACGTCATATCATTATAATTGCACTCAATGACCTTATTTCCATAATCAACCAGACAGTAATCCTTTACTCCACTCTTTTTAAAGCGTTTAAACGCCATCGGATCAAACGCTGGGTCCGGAATTGTGACAAGTAAACTAAAGAGTAGTAATAGCATAGGTTGATTTAAAGGGAAAGACTGCATATTTAATGCCACGTTCCCTTAATAGTCTTTGACAAAGATCGCAGGGTCCACTATAACAAAGGTTCCCAGTTGAAACATTTTGGCCCCAAATATACACCGTTGCACCACGTACAGAAAAATCACATTTAAGAAGAGCATCACACTCAGCATGCAACCCAAAATAACGACGTTCACCATTCTGACTCGTTATCTTGGGCATCTTCGGGTGCGACTTACGATTGCGTCCAGTCGCTAGAACCTTATTCCCATCCACTATCACAACTCCAAATTGACGTTTCATCTCTGTGCTTTTCAGAGACATTTCGTGAGCGACCTTCAAGAATCGAGCGTGATTAGCCATTAGTTTTTCCAAAAATTAAGACACAAATCTTCCCATAAGGGTAAATCTTCGTCTTTCAACGTATCGAGTATCCGACCAAGATTTTCGTCAAGATTAGGTATCATTTACCAGGCATGTTGTCATCCCAATCGGCTTCGGGATCAACTCCATGTCTCCTATAATATTCAGCGCGTTCAATGTTTCTAAGCTCTTCCTCTTCAATCGCACCTTCTTGCCATAATTCAGCAAAATGAAGGGCTTCTTCACTTGTATAATGAGGATGGGCTTCTAAGATATGAGCTACCATATCCTCTAAAATCTCTGTTCCAAAATCACATTCGCTACAAGGAATCCACATGTTATTTCCCAATCCAGCCTTTGTATTCAGCGAACATGAGCTCACACTCATCACAACACTGCACTGGTTCTTGCTGCTCAACTTCCTGCTGTTTTAAAGGTTCCATAGTCTAATTATACCAGGAGTTAGTAAGAATGTACATAGTTATTTATCTTTCTTTTGTTTGCTTTTGTTAACAAGTTTAACCTCAACCTCAGAACCGGTTGCTTTTTCAACCACTTTTTTAAGCTCTTCTAGAGCCTTCACTATCCTGAGTTTCTCAGGGGTACCTTTCTTCTTAATGCTCATATTATGGCCTCCACGAATGATCTGCATCTGGGACGAACGTTAGGCCTTCAGATTCTTGATACGATTCTCTGGTTCTAACCAACCAGCCACCTGGAACACGACGTCGCCATGTGCCAAAGTCCTCTTCGTCGTCTAGAAATTCCCAAGCATTAGGATCTTGCTTTTTGGGAGTTTCAATAACATCCTCTTCATCTTTGCCAAACCAGCTCATATTAGTTCTCCTTAGTTCCAGAGGTACGACTCATCATCGCCCTCAAATACCTTTTTGGGTATGTACATATCACATAGACAACTGTCTTCAAAATCACAATACCATGCTCCGAACGTTGCCATCTGGTGCAGTTTGAAATCGTGGCCACAGTTGCCACATATCTCTTTTATTCTGTCCATGTCAACTCCTATAAAGAGCTGCAGCCCCAAGGGAGGGTGGGACTGCAGCGAAATCCCTATTTCGTTTTCTTCTTAGACTTCTTTTTAGGCTTCTGCTTCTTCTCAAGTGCTTCGAGCTGTTTAAGAGCCTCAGCAATATCTATCATCGGCTCTTTATTCTTCTCAAGGCATTTCTTGCAGTAACATTGAACCTTTATATCTGATCCATCTTCATTAAAGACATGGGAACATTCTGAACACTTCCAATGACCTCCGAGGAGAGTCTTGGATGAATCAGCTTTACAAAGTATACAGGGAAGCTTTCCCTCAAACCCTGAAAAGTCGTTCAGTTCTTTCCACTTGTCCATTATTCGGTTACTTCTAACTCTTCCTGTTGGGCTTCCAGTTGAGCAGCTCGTGCTTCAGCAATAGCATCGCGATGTTCTTTGCGGGCTTTGCGCTGCAAACGGCCGGCAACTTTATTCTTAATGAAAGCAGAATTGCGGGTACCTTTGCGTGACTTGCGGCTGGGGGTATCTTTTGCTTTGGCGTATGGTGTATACTGTGGCATTGTTATTTGCCCTCCCTAATTTTAGTGACCAGTTTCGGATTATCCTTAATAAGCTTTGAGACTTTCTTGACCAACAGATTGAAGTTCTTAGAATCTTGTCTGAACCAAACAAGCAATTGATGCGGGTCCAACGTATGAACACCACTCAACAGCTTTACCTTATTCTTTTCAAGCAATAGCTTCTCTAACGTCGTTCCCTTACTCATCTTTTTTAACTCCTCGCTTTCTTAGCGGTAGAATATAGAGCATGAATGGCATGCTCTTCTTACCTCGGCTTGTAATCTTAACTCCTGCAGCTAGACCAAGCTTAACGATATCATCGCCTGCTTTGTTAGCTGATTTCTTTGTCTTAAAGCTGTCGTGGAATACCCAATCCATTATTCGGCCACCATATGCTCGCGCAGGTAAGCAACAATCTTACTCGCTGTCAGTTTAACGTCAACTGGATTAGGGAAAGCCTTTCGAACGGCCATCTCGAAGTCTAAGAGCATGACTTCCACTTGATTATTAAGCACCTGTCCTTTTAGAACACGGATCTGATGCTGTGCTTCCAAGTACTTTTCTTGATTCGGATCCACTATTTATCCTCGCGAGCTGTGCGTGACGCTTTACCTACCTTGAGGATACGATCATCAATCTCAACGAGCGCGCTGACAATCTCGGACGGAAGCTCATGGACAAGCATCGCACCAGTCTCAGCTGAAATGTCATCAATGAAGTCGATCAAGTTCTTCATCTGAGCCTTGGTCAGTTTCTTATTAGACTTTTCCGCTATACCAACGATCTGCTTGCATGTAACGTACATCTCTTCGGATTTCTTAGATTGTTTCTTGATCTTATCTTTCACCTTGCTGTAATCTTCAAGAACCTCTTCACCATTTACAGGACGTTCATAGTTCTTGTCCATGTATTTAATGAAGGAAGTGGCATGTTCTTTTCCAATAACACCAGAGATGATTTCGAATTCCAAGTCCTGAGGAATCGCTTTGTTCTTAAACAACAGAGCCAAAGTATCACCCCAACCGGCTGGAGTGCGAGTAATAGGGAATTCAAACGTTTCAGGTGCGAACAACGCATCTTTGTGAGTACCAATGAAACCCGTAATTTCAGGTGGTACTTCACCAATCGTTGTTGCCCAATCCATCCAAGCATTGACATTGGGCTCAACAATGATAACCGAGCAACGACGAACTAAAGCTTTGTCGAGGGTTTCAACCTGATACGATCCATCATCGGTTTCAGGATTCATAGCAAGAATGATTGTCCAACCATCAGGAAGTTTCTTGCCATGCATTTCGCGATCCCAAATGAATTGGAAGATACACTGTCGGACATCGTTCGGAGCGCGATTCAACTCTTCCAAACAAATGACTCCACGTGTTCCAGGTTTTGGCCACCATGACGGAGTAGCATAAACAGTTCTATGTTCTCCACGATGGACGATTTCTCCATTAACAGCTTCGCACTGATCCGTGCATTGCTTATAAGGAATACCGATCAAATCGGTAGGGTCTTGCGTCGCAAGACGTAAGTCGATAAACTCAATACCAAGCTCTTTTGAGAGCTGCTTTTCAATAGCAGATTTACCAATACCTGATGAACCAACCATCGCAACGGTAACGTGTACCTGTTTCTCAATGATATTTTTTATGTATCGCTTCGCGTCGTTAATGTGCATTGTTATCTCCCATTGTTAGTATCTTACACTTCTTATTATAACAGATGTTTACCTACTTGTCAACCCCCGCCCTCAAACTATTTTTTGTCAGGGTTGTCTACTAGTGAAACAATGTGCCCAAATGGCATCTTTTGACCTTTAGCTGATACCGTAGCCACCCAAAGAACGTTATAGGGCGGTTTTTTGCACATTTCTTGGTCTCCGCAAAGATCTGTGAAGAAGATCAAAAGATCAGTTTTCAGCTTCTTTTCTTTGATATATTTGAACACTGGCATAAAGCTTGTTCCACCACGGCCCTTAAACGAATTCTTAACTCGTTTGTACTTGTCAAGCTTGTAAGTGTTGTGGATTTCAGCATCGCACTCCATCACTGTTATGCTTCCTTTATAGCAAGACTTGATCGACTTCATCTCATTAACGAAACAGCTTAGGTCTTCATTAGAGATAGAACCGCTTGTGTCAACAGCGATCGTCACACTTACTATGCGATCACTCAGCTTGCCTTTCTGAAATTCACCAAAGCGACGATTAGGACGTTTCCAACTTGGTTTATGTCCTGATTTGATTGACGCAGCAATGAACTTCTTAAGAAGAGAGCGCCACGAAATGATAGGTGGTTTCAACCATTCCTTAATATGCTCTTCAAAACCATGCGGAATCGTTCCACGCGCTTTTTCAGTTGCTTCAACAGCTTCCTTAATAGCTTGGCGAATAACCTCTTTCGCAAGCTCGGAAACTTCGCCCTTGCTATTCGCTTCGGATTGCTTGTCTTTCTGGTTACAAATCGTTTTAACAGTCGCTCGACCAATCTCTTTGCCCTTACCATCTTTAAAAATCATCTCAGTATTGCCTTGACCATCTTGCTGCATCTCAACCTTGTTTTGGTGCTTCTTCAATTCCTTATAATAGTTCTCTGACGTATCATCGTCTTTCAGATTAAGCTTGATACCTTTTTTAGCATACATCTCTGTGATAGTCTTGATCGTGCAAGCGTCTTTAGGTAGATGTTGAATCTCCTTATTAGCATTCATGTCTTGCGCGATATTGGCCAAATCAGGGTTTTCCTTATACTCATCTCGCATACGAGTGAGGTGACCTTTAACAACGTGGTTACATTCGTGAGTAAGAACAGCAACAGCTTCTTCAACTGTTAATGTCTCAAGGAAGGCTGGATTGAAGTAGAAATTGATACGACCATTCTCAATAGCAACGGCTTCAGTTGGAACTTGTTTCGCAAGTTCACCTTCGCACACGATCTTACGCATTTGAGATAGAAGACTCGCGTAAAACGGATGTTGCTGAATAAGCCGAATGCTTAGCTTTTCCATCATTGTCATTACGAAGTTATTAGCCATGATTATTCCTCATCCTCTTCAATAGATATGACTTCCGCAACCGTTTCAGTCGGTTCGGATAAATCTGAGTAGTACGCTCTCAACTTGTATTCGCTTGGCATCATCTGTTTACACTCAATGTCAACTTTCCGTGACAGCACTTACAAAATCGATACTCAAGGTTCTGCAAACGACGATTTGTGAAAAATGTACTTCCGCACGGAGCACTATATTTATACTTTGCAGTTTGAACGACAACATTTGAAACTGGGCTTGTTCTATTGCCATCACAACCAATTTCAATAGCTTTCATTTTCCAAACAAAATCATGACCATGAATGCCACCAACTAAAGCATGAGCGATTTCATGTAGAATCGTATTAAGAACTTGTGCTTCAGTATGTGCAGCTGTAATTGGTCCAGAAAGATATATAGTTCTGCGCCAATGATTGCACTTACCTAAGGTAGATTTCGCACGCATCCACTCAAAATGCCACGTGCTAAGGCCGTGAAACTTCATCAAGTCGTTAAGCATCATTTCAGCTCTTCGAAGTTCCATTTTGTTACCTCCCTTATATATCTATTCTACCAGGAGTTGTTAAGAATGTACATGGGCCCAAGGGCCCAATTTTTAATTTATTTTGACAGGGGCCTGTTTTATGGCTTCTTTGGTGGTTTTGTAAGACTTCATCAACTCTGTTAAACGGGCTAACAAATCAGCCATAAATTTAGAGTATAATGTTTGGTCTAGGTGGGTTACTTTGTAAGAGTTAACAACTGCGGATACGCAAACCTGGATGATATATTCGACTTCCCCCCGCCAATTTTTATCAGAATCTTGATCTAGTTGATTCTTTAGGATAGCGATCTTCTCAATGATCGTAACCATCTGTTTACGATTCTGGAGGATCACCATCTGCATCTGAGGATCAACAAAATTCTTCTGAGCTAATTCTAGTCGTTTACTCGTAGCTGCGCAATCGTTGTAAAGAGATATCAATGCGGCCTTCTTGTCATCAAGGCTTATCGTTTCATCAGTCATCTTCTCAATGACATCGAGAAGAGCTGGAGGTGTATTTATAACCTGAGTTTGCATAGTAAGATCAATGTTCTTAATCTTAAACTTCTTCTCATAGTTGTAGAATGCTACCTTCGTAAGCGTGGCAAGCTGCGGATACTTATCGCCATACGTTGCGATCATATATTTCATGGCTGCAGAAGGATTCTTAGCACGCATGTAATTATCCATGTCATCGCGAATCTCCTTGGGAAGACGTTCAAGGAATCCACGGTTGCTGGATTTGTCTACCGGCTTCTTTTCTTCTGCTGGTTGTTCTGGGGTTGGTTGTGTTTCGTCGTTCATAAATTTATCTCCAAAAATTTCAATGTTTGAATCAATTGATTATAGATAATCTTGATCTCGCGGTACGTCATGACACCACGTGTACCGAACTGCTTACAAATATCAGCGTAGCTGATTGCTGGATTCTTATAGACAGCGTGAAGCAATCGTTGCTGTCTACCATTCAAAACGCCGTTTACTTCCTCAAAAATCTCAGTGATTCGTGGACGCCCTAAATCCCTAACCTTCTTGAGCATTTCCCCTAATTTCTCAAAGGGCTTATTCTCAATCAAATCTGGCCAGATTATCTTCGGGGCCATGTCAGGATACCTTTTCAGCATTTCGGTGCGTAAATCAGCCATTACTTGCGTCCTAATCAGCGTTCCTAGGCTTATTCCAGAACCGAACTTGCGTGTTATAAGCACTCTTTCCACAGCATTCTTAACTACTTCCCCAATCTCAGTCTTCTGGAATGGAAGCTTCTTAATCTTACCTACCTCGCTGCATGCGTGGTCAATAAGATCAGCTTTCAGGAGCTCAAGCTCCTTATCTGAAAATTGCTTCTCTACGTAGATTCTGCTTCGCTTCATTTCTCTTTACTTTTCCTATCCTTAGCAAATCCTTTTAGGTTAATGGGTACGCGCAATCTCTTCTGAACCTTCTTAATCGAAGCCTTTAAAGCCCTTGAAACATAATTCTGAACGCAACCAACCTGCTGTGCGATCTCACTCTCAGGCATCTGGTAGATATAACGCATTGAGAAGATCTGAAACTGAGCATCGGTCAATACCTGAGATGCAGCCTTGAAGATCTTCTTTAATAGCTTCTCTTGCTTACGGACGATATGCTTGCGCTTCTCATAGTCCTGACGTTGCTCGAGGAGCATGGCGTTCTTCTGAGCCAGCTTCTCCAAGTCATCATGAGACATACTGATCTCAATGAAGTCTAAGCTACTTGAGAGACCTGCATCATCGTGGATCATCTCCACTGCTCTGGCTTTACTCTTTCCTACGCGACGCTTCATTGCGGTGTACTATCAGAGAGTTTGGTCAGATGAGAGATATTAACGGTTACAGGTGTTGAACGTCCAAAGATCAATGTATCGATCGATGCACTATGTCCGGATATCTTCATAACGATACCCTTAAATCCAATCAGTGGACCAACGCAAATCTCCACGAGATTGCCTACAGCAATATCAATGATTTCTTCTGGAACAGGTGCAGCATTAGCCATCTCAAGCTCTTTAATATGATCAATCTCTGATTGAGGGATAGGAGTAGGAAAATCATTCTCTTCATTATGAGGAAGCTTTAAGAACTTACCCACCTTTGCTTCCATCAAAGCTTGTTCCAGTCTGCTATTCTCTATCCTTGTAAAGATGAAGACATAACCAGGAAATAAGATCTTCTCACTATCCTTAATCTTATTGATGGTTGTGCCAGCAACTCTTACCATGGGTAGGTAAAGCTCACCCTCATAATCAAGGACGTCTAGAATGGCTTGGATCTTAACGATTGCTCGTGGCCCAATACCTTGTGTTGAAATAATGTACCATGCTTTATCACTCATACGTTTAACTCCTGTTCCGTCAGACCTAAGAAATCTTCTTTAGAATGTGTTTTAAAATAATCATCAGGATCTTGGTCGTTTGGTAACTCAATGTAAGTAAATTTTATATCTGAATCATACAGCTTAGTAGGGATAAGTTCATCTTGCATCTTCTCTATCAATTTGCGGCCAGCTTTATCAGCATCAGGTACCATGATAACCTTCTTGACGAATCTATTAAGAAGACAAACCTGGGTTGGTGAAAGCCTTGAACCTAACATCGCAACACAATTAGTGATACCTGCTTGGTGCATCTGAAGTAAGCTAATGTTTCCTTCAACCACGTATACTTCCTGCGCCTGCAAACAAGCTTGCCATGTCACTGACAAACCATATAGATGTTCCTTCTTCTCATACTCGGTATTGATGTACTTGGTCTTCGTTTGACCAAGAGGTCTTACTGACGCTGCTATACACTTACCGAACATATCAAAAATTGGGAAGAGGGATGAATGATAGAATCTCTTATCCAACTGAGGCATCTCACCTACAAACTCTGCACCAACATAGATATCCCCAACACTGCTTACATACCCTAGATTGAAGGTCCGGATCGTCTGCTCTGTAAGCTTACGTTCCTCAATTAGATATTTAAAGGCTGGGAGTATCGTTGATATCATTATCTCTTTGTATCCGTATCGTGATCCATCTTTAAATGATTGCCTTGCTTAAGCCAGAGGATATAGCAATACGTAGCAACCTTCAATAGATCTTTCTCACGATTGAAGTTCTTAAAACGAAATAGGTACTTATTCATGGTACCAAGAATCCAATCAAAACCAGTTGCGCCACCATATACCTTACTAATAACGTCGGTTGCTTCCATTTCTTCTTCAAAGCCTGGAAGAGCATACTTATCTCCACCATGCAAAATCAATGATCCCATCAACTTAACGAATTTTGGCCAGTTTTCTTTCTTTACTCTAAGGTTAGTATTGTAAAGCTTCGTCTGAACGGCTTTTTTCTTATTTGCCATGGGCTTTATTCTCCGTTACTGTATTTGTCGTTACAAAATTGAATTTAGCATTAGCACGCAGCTGATCAATCGTAGAAGCATTTAAATAGCTACATGCACTTCGGATACCACCATTGATCTGGTTCAGTACGTTTACAGCTGGACCTTTGAAAGGCACCCAAGTTGAATCACCTTCCGCTGCTCTCCATGGTGCAATCTTGCCTTGTGCTTCATAGGAAGGAGCAGATGCTGAACCACGATATTCTTTATGGGTTGAGGTAGTTCTACCAGACGCTTCATCTGTACCGGCAAACATCGACCCAAGCATAATAAGATCAGCACCAGCAGCTAAAGCCTTAACGATATCTCCGCTATTACGAAGACCACCATTTACCATCATCTTCATGTTGTACTTCTCACAAATGTCTGCACAATCTAAAATTGAAGCAAGTGTTGGTATTCCAACACCAGTTACGACTCTGGTTAAACACATACTACCACCACCGATACCAACGCAAATAGCATCTGGAATGTAGCAATAAGCAGCATCACCTTGTTTGATAGCTGTTTGACGAATAAATTCTTGCACCTCAGAAGCAGTACCAAAATTTCCCACAATAAACTTCCCCTCAGGAAAATCTGTTTTCAATTTAATAAACATTTCTACAACTGCTATATTTGCAGCATGAGCTACATCTAAAAGAAAGATATCAGCACCATGTGTTGCAAGCTCAACTGCACGCAGCCATTCATTTGCCCCTACCCCGATTGAAACTATAGGCTTAATCCCATTATGAATAGAATCATTAAACGCCTTAACATTATCTTCAATAGAACAAAACCTATGAAGAGAGCTAACTGTACCATACTCGTGAAGTACCTTACTAAGCTCTGCGCTTGAGATTGTATCCATATTAGAGTTTGTGACTGGTAATGAAAGCTTAAGCCCAAGAAACTCAGTAGAAGGATCAACCTCTTGTCTGCTACGAATGTTCGAAAAGACTGGCGCTAGAAGAACATCATCAAAGCAAGGGTGCGATACTGTAGGCATTGCTGGAGGTAGCATTATTTCTTTCCTTCCATTAAAAACAAAAGACTATAATTAAGGATATCCTTAATAGTATCCTCAATCTTTTCATCGCCTACGATAGCATCTTTGGATTTAAACGTCCCGTTGGATATGCCCATAAGATTCTCAAGACGACCCATCTTATCAGACATACGAATGACAATCCCGGCTTGACCGCCTTTTAAAGCATTGGGACCATAGTCACGACGTTTGTTAACTAGAAGACGGATTGCTGATTCTACGATTGCTCTTGCTTCTGCTTCAAATGCTTCTAAATTCTGTTCGCTCATTAGTCGTCTCCCTGCACTGTAGGTTTTGGATTCGCTGTTTTCTGACTATCAAATTTAAACTTCTTACATCCGCACTTCTCTGTCTTTGTATCTCTTGGTATCATACCTCGAAACAACTTATGTCCTATCGGTACGTCGAAGAAACAACTTCCGCTTCTGTCATTATGCAACATCGACTCGTGGTTGCATTTACACACGTCGTACATGGCGGGTTGATTTGCCATTGCGTCCTCCCTTCTATTCTATCGTATGAGTCCGAAAAGTTGTAGTTTAAAAAGCTTTATCCATTTGCTAACGATGCTTTCGCGCCAACGCCAAGCAATTCGTTGAGCTCTCGTGCCCCATCTAGATAAGATTTGAATGCCTGCTTCATCCAAGCTTTGGACGACCAAGCAATCTTCTAATTTTGTAATTGATGGACCGAGACCATTAGGGAAAAGACGAGCAACAGGCTTAAAGAGTGCATATCTTGCATATCCAAACTCGTGGACAGCACCCTCAGACCTGATTTTGGATGCAGAGGAAAGATCTAGGACAACGTGGCATTGCTTAATGAATTCTTTATCCTTACGCCATTCACGTAGCAATTCTTCGTCGGAAAAAGGAATGAGTAAGCCTGGTTTATCCTCAATGTTCTCTTCAAGGACTGGAGAGATACATTTGATACCATACTTACTTAGTGTATCAACGGCTTCTTTAGCTTCTTTAATCATGACAGGTCGTGAACGACCAGACATGCGGCAAGCAAGGTAAACCACTACATCGACGTCAAACATTATTATCTCTCATGTGGATCATAGACCCGATCCACTAACTTTATATTACGTAGCATTCCGGCGTCAATCAAATCTTGAACTTTGCTGTATCCTTCACCACCATAAACAGAGTAGTGATTGATTACCATTTCACCGTTCAACCAATCTGTGACGCCATGTTCCCAACCATCCTGCTTACCGATCTTAACGTGAAGACCTATTCGAAGATCACGCTTTCTCATCGATTATCGCCAGAACCTTGAATAACATTACGATTAAGCCTATCCTCAAGCTTGTCGTGATTACGTTGCAGCACTTCTTCTACAGGAATATTAAGCTCTGTAGCCAATCGTGTGCAATACCAAAAGACATCTCCAAGTTCATCGATCAACTGATTCTTACGTTCTTCAGTAAGAATGCCATTGTCATCACGGACGACCTTCTTAAACTTACCTGCTACCTCACCAGTCTCACTAGCTAGACCAAGTATAGTATAGGCAATTCCAGCATTCTTTGGGTAGATTGCTGTTTTATCAGTCCATTCTTGATATTCGTTAATTTTCATTTGTATACCTCACTATAAAGTATAACATGATTAGGCTGTTACCGCAACCTGTTTCTCAACAATCTTGTCTACAGTCTTAGCTTTTAGCACGTGCATCCTACCCCAACGACGTCCAATTTTAAATTCCGCAATTAGGGGAACTTGAATATCTAAAATTCTTCGTGTCATAGCTTCATTCATAATTGCAATTGTCTGTTGAAGCTCAGCTTTAGGAACTTCGACATAGATAGCGTCGTGAACCAAGTTACGCAGCTTTCCGTGTAATCCTTGTGCCTTGAGGTTATTATAAATACGGTTGGCGGCATTGGACACGTAATCTGAAGCTGCACCTTGAATAGGTGAGTTAACTGCACCCTGCTCATCAGCATAAGCAATCTTATTATCGCTGTGATTGATAGCCAGCAAGTGACGAACACGACCGAAACGATTTCGAACGTGGTAATTCTTGCGAGCAAACATTACAATATCCTTCTTCCACTGCTTAGCGACAGGATATCTATTAAAGAAAATGGCTTTAACCTCTTCAGCATACTCTTCTGTAACACCGTGATCATGTGCAAGCTTCTCTGATCCCATGTTAAACATAAGACCAAACACGATGCTCTTAGCAATACGACGTTGAGTACCAGTAACCTGTTCCATAGGAATCTTATTGGCCTTCGCAGCCATGAACCTATGGATATCAAGACCAGCATTCAAATCTGCAACGAGCTGAGGATCATTTGAGTAAATTCCCCACCATCGAAACTCATTCTGTCCTTCATCAGCTTCGATTAAGATGTTCCCAGGTTCTACATAGAACATGTTTTTAATAAGCTTAGAATCACGTGGGAAGTTCTGGAAGTTAGGATCACGGCTTGACAAACGTCCTGACTCAGTACCTTCCTGAAGGAACTTTGTATGCAATCGACTGTTATCGTCTAAACGATCCTCAATGCCCAAAACGTAAGTTCGGAGCAATTTCGCAATTCCCCTAAACTCTAGGATCTTGTTAGGGATACTATTTTTCTCTTTCTTACCCGTAGCATCCTTGTAATTCTCCGCTAGGACGTTCAGGACTTCCTCATCAGTAGAGAATCCAGTCTTCGTAGCCTTAACTGGCTTGAGTTTTAACGTCTCAAAGAATAGCTTTGAAAGCTGCTTAGGTGAATCAATATCAACCTCTTCAGTAACACCTGCAGCAATCAAAAGATCCTTAATATCCTTAGACGTGTCAGCAAGCTCTTGCTCTAGCTTCTTCTTAGCGTACTCCATAGCATTGCGATCAATCTTGAATCCTTCATATTCCATTTGTGTGATCGTATAATTCAATGGCATAATAAGGTGGTGGAATAGATCAAGCATTCCCTCAGCTTCTAAGCGTTCAAGGAAGATGTTCTTAAGCTGAAGTGTTACATCGGCGTCTGCTGCACCGTATTTAAAGAGAAGCTCAGTGGGCACACGAGCATAGTTCTTCTTCTCATCATCTTCCATGCCATTGGCTTTGAACCAGTCATCAAGTTCTTTCTTATGCTGACCTTTGCCTAGGTACTGGAGAGACATATCCTCAAGGTTATGTTCACCCTTTGAGGTTTCACGAAGCAGGTAGTGCATTAAGAGTGTATCAAAAGATAGAGGTTTAAGATTGAAGCCTAAGTATAAAAGGAACTTCCAGTCGAACTTGCCATTCTGAGCTGTCCACTTGATGTTACTTTCCATGATCTGTTTGAACTTGGACATAACGTAGTCTTGCTTATCACCCCACCAAGGATGATATGTATCTTCAATGTACTTTTCAATGATCTCAACTTGCTTCTTAGTTGTAACTCCCTTACGTGTTACCTTTCTTTCCTTAATAACGATACGCTCGTGATCAATACCAATCCATTTTGTAATTGGAAGCAGAACACCAGTATTCTTGGCCCAAGAGAATGAGCAGCAGATGATCTTATCCTTTTGCCAGTCAAAGCCTGTTGTTTCTAAGTCCATGGAAGATTCAGGCTGTTCCATGATGCGTTCAAAGAAAGCATCAAATGCCTCAATGCTATCAATAGTTATGTAATTGCCTTTTTCCACTGCTGTAAGCTCCAATGATTTAGATGATTCTAATGCTCTACGAAGATCCTGCGTAACAACCTCTTCTAAATTAGGATTTCTCAAGACTGCTCCCATGCCATAAGTAGGTAAAATCTTGCATCCAAATCTATCACTCCACGCCTCAATGCCTCGTAGTTCACTAACCTTTGGTTTCTTGATGTTAAAAACAGCCATCATAGCTTCAGTACCCATTGGCACAATGACATTAGGCTTGATCTCAGCTATTTCCTTCTCTAGGTAACTACTACAAGCCTGAATCTCCTCAAAATGAGCAGGTCGAAAGCCTTCTACGGTTCGAAGATTAGCTCGGCAACGTGTAGCATAGGTAAAGTAGACTTGACTACTATGGACACCAAAACGTGACAGAAGACTATTCAGCTTTCTAGCTGAAGTACCTGAAAATGGTTTTTGATTATGATCATCCTCAACGGATGGAGAATCCATAACGAAGACAATCTTCGATTGTGGATCACCTATACCATTAAGAACGCAGGTCCTCAGCTCACTTAACGGACATTTAGTACAACCACTATTCTCCAGATTTAGCATCATATTCCTTTTCTAAAAACTTCAAATTGTCCATTACGAACACATTACACTGGCAATTCTTTACACTACAACCCATCACTGTATCAATAACCTGTCTAACCTCATCAGCCCAAAAATGTGGGCTTAGATGATTCGCCTTACTATGCTTACAGGTACAAGGTGCATTACCTTTTAACATTTTTCAGCGGTGGATAAATCTGAACGTTATTCGCGTCAAAGAAATGAAAGTTAAACTGCTTCAAAATCTTGGCAATCTTCTTATCCTTACTCCAAACAGTGGCAAGCAGATAAAGGAGCATTGTTACAGCTCCCTCAGTAGGATTAAGAGCAACCTTAATAACCTTACCATCCACTGCAACGGATACCGAGGCATCCTTTATAGGCATTTCTGGTGCCTTAGGAAGCATAGGTGAACCGCTATTTACCCTGATAGCTTCCAATCCAGTCATACCTTCAGTCTTTACAGCTGTTTCTCTTTGCATAGACGCAATGATATCAGATGGGATATGCGATAGTGCTGCTTCTTTAAAGTTATTTGGCTTCGGGTTTTCCATGTTTTTTCTCCCAGTTCAAACAGTCAATAATCAATGGCTCTTTCTTAATAAGCTGCTCCATCGTTTTAATTGTTTGAGCAGTTAATTTATCAACGTCACTTGGTAACACAACAGCTGCATCGCTTACATCAAGCATCTCGTCCGGATCAGTAGCGGTTGGATCAACTAATACTCGATTAATCTCCCACTTCTCTGTAACTGGTTGTAACTCTTCCTTACGATAAAGGAAGTATCCATCGACGCTAGGTGGAACAAATGGCATATTATGATAGATGATGGGTTTTGGACATTCAAGGATATAATGGAATGTAGATCCAGCGCAGCAAATAGGATCTATGATACCTACGCTATTGAGGTGTCTGGGCAAAAATGCAGTATTACCTGCTGATTCAAGCTCAGGTGTTCTGATCATTGAGAGTACAATTTTAGCGAGCTCTTCGCTTAGTCGATACATTGTCTTTAAACCTCCAATACATCCAAATAAATAGTAGACTGCAAACCAATCCGTGTGCATAACCAACAATCAATGGCATCTTGTCAAGATAGAGACCATAAGGAAGACCAACAGCATATCCAAGACATTGGATAATCCATGGCCATATACTTATATCTCCAACAAGCTTTCGACGCCAAGTTTTAACCAATTGAGGCCAATAACAACCAGCAAATGCTAACGTAGCGATCCAACCTAGAATTTCCATTAATCCTCTTGCGTCATTCTTTTTATAAGAAGCTCTTTCAGCTTTGCTGCACGTTCTCGTGTAGCAGCTGGCTTCTTCTTATTCAAAAATCTTGCAAATCTCTTCTTAAGAGCCTTCTCTTCAGTAACGCTCTTGGCAAACTTGATCTGCTCTTCTAATACATCCATCGCTTCCTTGTCTTTCAAGGCATTTCGATGATCAGCTTCTGTCTTTGTCTTAATAGTGTGACAAGCGCGACAAATGCGCTGAAGATTAGACTTATCACATACCAGCCTGGATTTATAGACATTCCAGTCACTGACCTTACCACTGATATCATTAACATCGATAACTGGGATGATATGATCGACGTCTATGTTGTTCTTGCCACCTACTGACGCCTTAACCCATTTATTGCAAACCTGACAATGATGCTCTTTAGAGTCTATCTTAGCTCGACTACCATCTTGATTATAACGTGGTACTCGGCGTGTTCCTTCAGCCAAGACTTCTTTCTTTATAGGGAACTGCCTAAATGCTCTGCGCCATGCTCCACGAAGCACTGCATCTTCATTAAAGGGCTTTGGCGTCTTTTTCTTCGGCTGTTGAGAGTCCGTCATGTTTGTTCACCTCAAAAATCTTATGAGCTGCTTGCTGCAGGATATCAGAATGCGATATCCAGATAAATTGAACGTTCAGTGCTTCTGATAGCTTCCTAACAAAGGTTGATAATAGCTCTTGATCCTTAATAGCAACGTGCTTACAAGCCTCATCCAGGATCAACACTCGAGACAAGCTTGGTTGCCACTTAACTAGAAGTGCAACACGTAAAGCCAAGGATACAATATCGCAGATACCACCACCAAAAGAGTTGACTACATCGTATGTCTGTCCGGATAACTTATCCAGGATACCCATCTCTAAGGTGGGTTGATTTGCCTTAGTAACGAGCTGCATCGTGAAGACCAAATTCTTATCCTTAACGGTCTGGAGTGCTTCTGTCACTATGCCTGAAATCTTATCAAGAACCTGAAGACGTGTCTGATCAGACAAAGACTGTAAAAATAGGCTTGCCTTAAGCGTCGTGTCCTCTTTATCAGTTAGCTCAATGATTTTAGCCTTCGCAGTTGTCAAATCACGCTTTAGCTTGTTAAGTTCACCAAGCTTTTCGTGATATGTTGTCTTTACGTTATTAAATTTACTTGCTATTTGATTCATTAAGTTGTTCTAATACCTTAGATAGTTCAACATCCAACGCTGTTACTTCTGCTTGAACAGCAGCTTCTTCGCGCTTCAGAGTCTCTTCAATCTGATCTGGAGCTATGCCAAGCGCCTGTGCTTCAACTAGAAGCTTTTCTTTCTCTTCTTCTAGCACCGTTAGCCTTGCAGCATTTTCCTTACGAAGGGTATCAAGTTTTTCACCCTTGGTTTTTAAATTTAATAGATCTTGTTCTAGGCTCATTTTAATTCCACCTTCGCTTGTTGTATTTTTGTTAAAGCTAGATCAACTACCCCTTTAACTAGGCCTTGCTTATTGCCTTCTGTCAAAACCACGTTTTCTACATCTACATTATCGAAGCTTGTATTCTCTAAGCTATCAACAAATGCCTGTAAGTTCATCTCTGTTGATTTGATCTCAGCAGCTGCAGCTAGATCAAAAATCTCAGCAGCCGGTAAAGCACACTTAAGCGGGAAACTTGTTATCATACCTGCGTTTTTCTCTGTATCTACTATAAATACTTGTGGCTGATGCTGCTCGTTAACTGCCCAACGTGATATGCTACCTGGATTAACGAAAGCTGTGTTATTATGAAACATATGGAAGCATTGATGATAATGCCCTAGTACGATAACATTGGCGTTTGTCTTAACATCCTGAGGAAGCACATGATCAAAAGGAACTTCTCGAGGAATGATAAAATTATGACTAGCTACAATCTTAAAATAGTCCTTATACTGTGAATCAAACATGTAGTTACCTTGTCTTGGATCAATAAAAACATGCACGCCACGAATTACAACCTTCTTATCGTCTAACACCAAATCATCGAGACGTTCTACCGCACCACTTTCAAAGAGCACACCAAGACCGTTGTTACGATCTGAGGTTACATAGGCATTAACATCATGATTTCCTACTACGCTATATAAAGAACAGGGTAACGTCTTGCACCAATTCAAAGTATCAGTTACCAGCTGATGAGACACACGTGTATGGTCAAAGAAATCTCCAACGCTCACCATTAGATCAACCTTCTGATCTTTGGCTATAGAGCTAATCTCCTGAAGCTCAGCAAACTGCTGCTTATAATGATCATCGATGCGCCATTTGGGACGATCAGACGCTGAACGCAAGTGCATGTCTGTAAAGAATAGAATCTTCATTCTAAAGGTATAACCCTAAAATTTGTTATGTGATTGAACACATTCTTGCCAGCAGTTCTGGCTTGTTTTGACATGTTGTTAGTTCCCTTATTCTCAGCCTGTGCATCAAAGATACAGATAGCTTGCTCAGCGTATGCAGCCATCTCAGCGTTACGAATAGGACCAGCTGCTTTACCATGTGCTTCCCAATCCGCTGGAAACATCTTAACTGGAATGCCACGAAGTACAGCCCAATCTTTTCCAAGAGTATCTACGCCTGCTGCTCCACCGCAAACAACCTCTGTAATAATGAATCCAGAAGCTGCTACAGCTTCTTCAATGACTTTTGGATCAGTGATAGTTCTGCTACCTGCAATTATTGTACGCATAGATGATTTGTTGCCTGATTACAAGTCGGGCAAACTCCATTTTCTCGAAGCATATCTGTATACTGCTTTGCTGCTTCCGCATGATCTTGTTCTGCTTGTTTTAAATCACGAGATACAAGATGAATTAGACCTAGCCGATCAACAAGTCGTACGGCTAAATCTTCCTTCGCTTTGAAAGCCTTCACCTTATCCGCTAGTATACTTATACCAGATAAATCGATCTTATTCAAAAACTGATCTATGTTATAATGATGGAAGTATGAAAGCTTGAACGCTAGGACATCACTTAAAAGCAAATCAATCGTCTTAATCTTATCTACTCTTGGGGCTAATTTATCAATGGCTGTAAGATCAAAGGTGCCCAAAAGCTCAGTTTTGGCATGTTCCCGTGTCCAACTATCCCGTAAGGCTTTTATGCGTTCTAGGAGCGATCTGATCTGTTCTACGCGCTGTTCTGCTGCACCCAGGGAAACCAATCGGGCTTCCAGGTTCGAGATAGTCCCAGAAAGTGATTCTAATGCACCAAACTTATCTACCTGTGTTTGAAGGTCTACAATCTCCAAATCCTTGGCATCCTTTTCAGCTGTAATTCTACGCTTGTCTTTGTTCAACTCCCTGATCGCATGGTCCAAATACGTCGCCCCGGACAATTTACCTAGGACCTTCGCCCTATAACTCCCTGTCTGGGAAAGGAGAAAAAGAGCGTCCATCTGGCCAGCTAAGTTTAAATTCAGCTTGTCAGTAGTATCGATTTGAACTTCATGGATTTTAAGGGCTTGGTTTACCTGTTCTGGGGTGGAAGTGCCAAAAGACTCAAAAAGCTGTTCGGGGGAACCAGGGGAACGGAGGATATAACGGTTAACCTTATCACCCTTTTCACGAATCACCACAACGCCCGTGCTCGTTTCAAGAGTAATCCTGCAATACTTCGCTCCAAATCTGCACCAAGACTTATCCCATTGATTATATAGGACAAGGGCTAAGGCACGAGCGACACTACTTTTACCTACGTTTGAAACTCCAACCAAAATGTTAAGGTTAGGAGATAGGTTGAATTCTCCCCTTTCAAATCCTTGAAAGTTCTCCAAAACGATCTTTGTTAGATACATTATAGTAAATGCAACTGTCCTGTGAATTTATCAATATCATCTGCAAGCGCTGGACCAATACCGAGAGCCGTAAACGTTGGCTCTCCATGAAACTCTGTTCGACCCGCATCTAGCACAACATAACAAGGAATCTTTGCATCAGCTACTCTTCGTGCTAAGTCTAGGAGTGTTTGTTCATCGTCTACTCCTAGACATATTTTTGTGCAGCCGTTAGCTTCCCACTCTTTTTTATCAGCGGCTGAGACTTGTTTTAAAGCTCCAATCGCAGCATGAGCTCCCTGGGCAATCATCTTACCCTTACGCATGTTAAGATCCTTGCGCAATATGAGAACTTGCTTAAACATTAGATGACTTTATTAAAGAATTGCTCAGCTGTCTCACCATGAAGACCGGTTTTCTCTAAGATCTTCGTGAAGTCAGTAAGATCAGGCTTAACAAGCTTATAATCATGTGTTGTTTCGCGGGTATCGATGCGCCAAAGCTCACGATAGACCGTTAATGCACGATCCACAGGTTTATCTAAGTCCCAACCTTGTTTCCAAAGCTCAATGATGATCTTTTTCTTTGTGAGCATACGATAGAACCCGTTCAATAAACGAGTACGTGCTCGATATGTGCTCTTCGCTGAATCTTTCATAACAAGCAAGATCTCAGTGCGATTGATGTGGGCGAAACGATCTGGCCACACTTCCATAACCTTCGAAACCAATGATTCTGCGTCCTGTGATGCTTCTACATATTTTGTCTTTGCCATTTTTCTCTCCTTTATTAGTCGTCTAGATCGCGAAATCTACTACCAAGCGGGCTACTAAGTCCTGGGGTTGAAAACCCTGTAACCTGATTGAAGTCCTTACCTTTTACTGCTACCATTGCTTTTTCAAAATGATCTTTAGTGATGATCAGCTTATGATTCTCATCATATGATTTCTCATCAACTGCGAAGATGATAGCCATGTTAACGAGCTCACGAATCTGAGCACCTGTTTTCTTCTTAGCTTCTTTGGCAACTTCTTCAATATAATCAGCCTCATCACCAAGCAAGCCATTGCTGAATGTTTTGATCATGCGGATACGTTCAGCCAAGGCTGGAAGTGGGAAGTCAATGACCTTATCGAAACGACCTGGGCGGGATACTAAAGCCTTTTCCAATACTTCTTTGTTATTGGTACTACCAATCACGATGATATCAGTGTTCTCTTCAACTCCATCGAGCTGATTGAGAAGTTCACCGAGCATCATTGGGTTATTATTGGATTCACGCGATCCACCGAAAAGATCGATATCCTCTAAGAAT